ATTTCTCACCTATTCTATTCTCTTGGGTTATTCTCTAAGACTTTAGATCTAATGTCATGACAAACCGCCAGTTACGTTAATAATTAGGTTTGTAGTTTGCAATACTGGGATTTGACCGCTAGTTAATTGAACTCCAGCCGTAGAAGCTGAGCTTGAGTTGTCCGTGTTTAACTTAGCAATTACTAAAGAAGCTACACCCTCTACACCCGCAGCTTTAGCCATAACTGCTGAATAAGCAACAAGTTGTCCAAAACTAACGCTTTCGTAAGCAAACAAACCACCAGGATTTAAAAATACGTCTCTAATTTCTTGTTCAATGTCTACGTTATTGTAAGACGCCTTTGCTGTAACAGTTAGGGTTACATAAAAGTCTACATAAGTAGGTGCTTGGACCGTAACTGTAGTTCCAACAGGTATTTTATCAGACAAATATGTGGACACTGCTGCTGCTAATTCAGTCCAGTTTAATGTGGCAGAACCGCTAACAACTCCAGGAGTTACTGAGTCATCATTTTGAGTTTGTAAATAAAGAGTTACAGCGCTATACACCGCAGCTATAGCTTTCGTTCTTCCAACTCCAGGTACTTGTGAAGCTAATGCAGAGTAATCCGCAGTAGTTACAGCTCTACGACGAGTGGTAATTGCATTTTTAATTTTAGTTCGTACTTGATCGTTGTCATCTCCGTCTGCTCCACCAAAAGCACGAGAAGGGTTAGAAACAGAGAGATAGCCTGTTGCTTCCGGAATAATGTTTCCTGGAATAAAAGTAACTTCTTCAATAGTACCTGAGTTTAAATTTCCAGCTGCGCCAGTACTAAGTCTATACAAAGCGCTAATTACTTGGTTTGCTGGTGGTATTGCTCCGTTAATTCCGTCACCAAACTCTAAAGAAACGGTTCCATATTCATCTACGTTTGTTGTAAAGACTAGTTGATTTGGTCCAGCTTCAGTTAAAGAATCTACATAAGTCCAAGGAGTAAAAGCAACGCCTTGACCAACATAAACAACTACAGACTTATCAACAATGTTCGTGTCAACTAACTCTATAATTTGTTGAGAAGTTCCGTCAGAAACACCTAGATTTACTGGCAAAGGTTTATTTGTAGTAGGGCTAATTAAGTCAGGACGGTCAGTGTTAACTGTTTTTCCTTCTTGACATGCAAGAGTTACTGTGTCTCCAGCAGCTAATTGTGTAGCGCTAGCAGTAGTTTCAAAATAGACTTCTGTAAAGTCTCCGTAAAGCAAAGTTGCAAGCACTTGAGTTCCCACAGGAATATCAATTGGTCCGTCACTAATATTTTCAAATACTACGTTAACGCGAGCAGGAGTAGGGCCTGAAACTCGGTATCCGTATAGTTTGCCAATGTCAATTAAAGTTTTTCTACGGGCAGCGGTGTCTATAGTAAGTTCGTTTGCTACTCGATCTATGTAGTAGGACATTATGTCGCCCATATAAGCAAAAGACTCTAAAAGAACTGTTCCTAAATCATTTGGGTCGCTAGCAGTCCAGGCGTAGTTTGTTCTAACATTTACCAGGCTTGTTAGATCTTCTAACAGAGCTTGATAGTCTCTAGACGTGTAGTCTATTTGGGATGGTACTTCGTTAGCCATTTTTCATCACCTCGTGGTAGTCGCGTCTGGGTTTAGGGTAGTAGATACAACAGTAATGCTATCTTCAGTAAAATCAGGAAGAGTTACGTTAATCTCAACAGTTACTGCTCCCGTGTCTAAAAATCCCACTATATTAATTTTGTTAACTGTAATTTCTGGAAGCCATTTAGATATTGCTGAACGAATTGCGTCGTTAATTGCTTTATCTATTTTTCCTTGGTTCTCAAACATCGCGGTACCAATATTTGTACCGTAATTTGGGCGCATAGGGCGCTCACCAACTGCGGTAGAGAGAAGGGTTAAAACCCTATCTTGATAGATTTTTTTTTGATTATTTGTACTGGTTGTTTTACCAAATGGATCTAGAGTAAAAGGAAACGATATTGCTTTCATCCTTGTACTCCTATCCATACTGGTTCTTCAAGTAGTCCCGCAACAAACATAATCCACACACGTTGGCCTTTATTTGGCACATACCTGTGTGGGGTGTGTTCATCCGTGCTGGTTGCGTCGTTAAACATTGTTGTTTTAGCGTCTGAACCATTCCACTTTTTTGTTGCATCTACTGCAGTTTTATGTGGATGTTTAAGGGTACCAGCACCTGCTTTTGCTACTACGGTTAACGCTGGCACAGTTACTGAAACTGGGTGGGTGTGGGCCGGAGATCCTCCAGAACTAGCTGTGCCGGAAGCAGAAACTGAAGTTGTTGTTAGTAGAGCAGCAATTTGAGCAGCTGTATGTTCTTGGTGATCAGGGTGGTTTGCATTATGGGTAATGGGTAGTACGGCTTTTGCCCACCCGGTAACTTCCTGACCGGTAACAGTAACTTGAACTTTTATTCGTCCCTTTTTTAATGGGTCGTTAATTTCTTTAACTATACCTTCGTAAATACCAAAAAACCTAACCCTGCCTTGAGGGTCTTGCATGTACTCTGCGTCTGTAATCATTTAGCTTTCCAAGTCACTTGTCTGGCTACCTGTGAAAAATCTGGTATTTCATTTTTATAGATATTTGGACTATAAGATGTTGCAAGAGATTGGGCATTGGTTCCGGGTATGTTTTTGGCTGACCTAGTGTTTTTTACTCCAAGGTTAGTTTTTCCATTATTTACTCCAATAGGGTACTTGTTTAATTTAGATCCTTTTGGTTTTAAAGATTGATTTGATAATTCAGACTCAAAATCTCTTTTTCCTGGAGTTTTTCTAATGTTTGGGTTAGATTGACCCAAGGAATCTGTTCCAACTTCTACTTCCATTTGATAAGTGTAGCTTCCCCCACCAAATAAATGAGTAACTGCTAGTACCGTCCAATATCCAGACATATTTTGATCTAAATTATCTAAATAAATCGACTCTCCAACGCTTACATCAGGGTTACCTAATAACAGTGCGGTACCCCTATAGTTATATCTATTAGCTTCTGCCAAGTCTTCAGCAATAAATTTTGCTTCTGATATGGTTGAAGCTACTTCAAAAGGCAGATGTTTTACAAATTTTGCTTTTTGTGAAGTTTTACTGTGTGGGTTATTTGTCATTTTTTTAAAAATTTCTTACTAGGAGTAACAGTGCCTTTAGTTTTCTTTTTAGCCGGTTGAATTTTATGTTTAGTTGCAATAGTTTTATCATTAGTTGCGTGAAATCCACTTACTATTCGATCTACAGTAGCTCCAGCCATATCCGGAGCTTCATCAGATATTTCAGGAGTAAACTCTAATAGAGTTCCCATAGAGGCAATAGTACGAACAGTAGGGGCTGCGTTTTCTTTAAAAAAGTAAGGAGCTTTTGCGGCACTAGCAGAACTTAATTTATCTTTTGACATAAAGTAGACAGTAGTACCTGTAACTTTTAAGCCAAAACCAGTTTGCTTAGCTAGTCTTCTCAACAGCTGCCAATCACTTTGCCCAGCTTGAGCAATACTAGCAAATACTCTAGGGTGACGTTGAGTAACAGCTTTTAATCCGTATTGTTTACACACTTTTTCAACAACTTGATCCGCAGTTACTTTTTTATAAATTTTTTGTCTAGTTGTTTTTAAAAGGTATGTTGGAGAAATACAAATAATAGTGGTAGTGTTTTCAGCTACGGTAGAAGGTATTACTTTGTGTACATAGCCTACCCATGTTTTTTTAGACCCTGCCCCAGAGTATTCAAACTCAACCGGATCTCCTGAGCTAATAAAATTTAAGGTATCTTCTATTTTTCCAGCATATTTTATAGTTAAAGTGTCGTGAGAATTAAATTGTTGATTTAATTTAGCGGTCATAAAAACTAACCCAAATGAGGGACTTAAAGGAAACTTTACGGTTCGAGTAGGAAAACGTTCTATAGGAGTTTTCACTAGATTGTTTTTAGATAGGGCTACAGCCATGTTATATCCTAGGAACTCTAATAATAGTTCCAGGTGCTATTTCTAAAGCATCTGGAAGCTTAGGGTTTATATCTAGTATTTGCCACCACAAAGTAGAGTCTTTTAGATATACCGCAGCTAAGTAGTCTAACCTATCTCCATCTACCCAAGTGTAATCAATGTAAGTAATTACTCTAGAAGCTGGAAATTCTCTATACACGGTCCAGGCATACGCCCCAGTAGTTTTATTTTTTATTTGTTGGGCATCCCCGTCGTCGTAACGAGAGTCTCTATATACGGCCATTACCTATCCCTTCCCACTGTTCGTGCAGCCTCATTGTTAATATTAGTAATAGTGCTAACTTTATTAAAGAATTCAGCTGTGTTAAAATCGTTAAAGTCTCCACTTTTGAGGTCTGGAAGACGTTCAAGACCTATTTGAACTACTGTTCTAATAGGTATCATGTCTCTAGTAAACATGCTGTGCTCTATGTTAAGGCTTTGTATAATCACTTTATAGCGCTGTCTTTCAGAAATTTTAAATATGAAGGGTAGTTGAGTCATATAGCCCATGTTTGCACTGTACATTTCTAAACCATCTTTTGGAGATTCACCCATTAAAATTACTTTTTGTGGGTTTCCGTTTATTACTCTAAACAAGTACTCAAGATCATACTCAGTACCGCGATGTAAAATACCGGCGCATTGTTCAGCATCCATTGACACGGGGTAGTTTCCTTGTGGCATGGATCCCCCCCCGTTTGCTGCCCACTGTTTCATAGTAGACATATCAGCAACTCTGTCTAAAAGGATATTTACGGTAATACTTCCACCAATGCCCGAAGCTACTAAGGCAGCGTTGTTTTCATTAGGTCGAGTCCAGTCAACTTTATTGTTTGAACTTAAATTAAAACTTAAATACTGCGGATTAAACAAAAATCTAAATCCCCAAAGTTTGTCTAATTGAGCAGCATTACCTCCAGGTAATAGAGCTTGTTTTTTATCCGGTAAACCAATTATTTCTGGGTCTGCGTAAAAAGAAGCTAATTGATCATTTTTATTTGCTTGTTCATACGCAATATCTTCCCAATCTACAAACTCAGCAAAAGTTCTAGTAGATCTATGAGGATACGGATTAAAATTTTGAGCTTTTAATACGGATGGTGGAGCAGGGGCAATTGTGCTGTCTTTATTATTATTGTTGTTGTTATTGTTATTGTTGGTGCTACCGCAAACTGTAACAGAAAATTTTTTACGAGTAGCGATAGCTTCATTTTTGTATGATTGAGCTTGAATTGCTGGTTTAGTAGTTGTTGGGTCAATAAAGGCTTTGCCTGTTGACGCCCAATCCCAACCAAATGCAGTCCAAATAACTTTAATGCGGCCAGCTGTTTTATGTTCTGCAAAAGTAGCATTTGGGTAGGCTTTGATGTCTGTTGCAGAAAGGGCTTGAACGGTGTATTTAATTTGTTTTGAATAGTTGCCGCTTACGTTTGCACTAGAGCTTGTTGCAGCAGTTGGCCCAACAGTATATGGAGCCTTAGTTAAAACATAGCGGTAAGTTGCAAATGCAGCTACCCAACGTTTTCCATTACACTCATCCCAAGTCCAACCGTCAACTGTAGTAGCTTCTGCTAGTGCAGTAGGCCTATCTGGAGCTACTGGTGCTTTTGTAAAACTAATACTAGGAATAGGCACTGTTTGCCATTTTGTTGGGTTGTAGCTAATTTGACCCCAGTTAAAAGTAGTATTTTGTCTAGGTGCAATTATAGATATATTCATTGCACCGCTGTTTATATCAGCCTGTTCGGTGCTCGCCCTTATCTGACTTGTTGAAGCACTAGACAACCCAGGAATAATAGACTGAAATGGTTCGTAAACTTTAATGGTAAATTGAGGAGTGTAAGTACCAGGCTTACTTGAAGTAAATCCTACTCTAAAGTAATC